TGTAGAGGGTTGCACCGACAAGATCTTCTCGATCGCAGTAGAGAAGAGCATTAGCCTCTGCATGCACCGCGACACACTGTCCGGGTCCACTCGAATAGCTGGATCGTGAATCCACACCTGACCGTCTCCTAGGACAACTCCCACAACCCGGTGCCCCGGAGGGTGCTCCGTTGTATCCGGTCCCACGTATGCGTCGGTCCTTGACCACCACGGCACCGACTTGTCGTCGTTCACAGTCGCTCCTAGCCGCCACCGCTGTGGCGATGTTGAGGAAGTACTCGGACCAATCCGGCCTCATGCGGTCACCGGTATCGGTTTCAGAGCGGACTGGGGCACAAACCAGGCCGGGCGGTGCCCACCAGGGTTCTGGACCCACTCATCACGGACAGCCTCGAAGCCAGCGATGTAGCCCCGGACAACCATCTCCGGGGCCTGACCGGTCACCAGGACATACCAGCGATCCAGTGCGTCGTTCGGCCTGACGATCAACTCACCATCGTCACGGCTGCGGGTACGCACCTCGATGTGCTCCCCGATGTCGGCCACCGAATGGAACGTGTTCACCGAAGGAGGCCAGTACTTGCCCAGGAGTTTGGCTACCGCCATCTCCCCACAGGTGCCCATCACATCCAACCGGAGACGCTCGAACCAGTCCCGCTCCTTGGCGGTGATGTCCTTGGTCCCCTGGTCGATGGACACGGCCATGCGGGTGACTGCCAACTCGACGGCAGCCTTGTACTCCCACGGGGTCAACATCACCGGTTCAGGTGTCATACCAGAACTCCAACTCCGGGTAGTCGAACAGCAGGAGTTCCGGTTCGGTGGCGTACGCCAACGCCACTAACTCCTCGTGGCCCATGTCCCTAGAGAGTTGGTAGGCCAACTCGTAGGTGAGTTTCTGCTTCATCCGTGTTCCCTGCCGTTCCAGAGTTGACTGTGGATCACCGCGATGTCCTCCTGGGTGAACACCCACGGGGCGTCCTCACGGACGCGGGGTATCCCGTTCGGGAACCGGTAGCCTCTCTCGTTCTTGAACGCCAACAGGCCGGCGACCTTCTCCAGTAGCCACACAAAAGGCTTGAGCCACAACGGAGGATCGAGTTCTTTCATTTGTTTCCCTACCTTTTGAACATGTTGGCGACGATCCATGCGCCGCCGATGATGGTTCCGAAGTACAGCCCGATGCAGCCCAGCCCGGCGAGAACGTCTGCTGTGCCGTTCACCGGCCAGCCCACCGATCGAGTTGCTCACGGATCTCTTGGTTTTCGAGCTCCAACTCGGCGATCCGGCACTCACGGGAGTCCTTGTCGTAGTCGAGTCGGTCAGCCTCATCCAGCGCCGTGTGAAGGCGTCGAATCAGATCTGGGAGACAGCCGTGGACGGCGGTGATGAAGTCAGCGTCTTCATCCGCTAGGAATGAAGCGACAGGCTTACGGGAGTCGTTCTCCCCCACAGCCCAGATCCGGTACAGGTCGAAGTCCGTGTCTGCGTCTGGCATCCAATACCGGTCCTTAGCCCCGGTGGTTTTCGACCAGAGTTGATACAGGTGGTCGAAGAAGTCACGATCTTCCATGCACGTTCCTTTCGTTCAGAGTCAAGTCAGAAGTCGGCACCGTACAAACTTCCCCATGAGCGGCCACCGACCTCAGCGTCGGTGCCGATATGCACCGGACCCATGTCCTCAGCCATGATCTCCGCGATACGCCCAGCACCCCACTTCGCTTTGTCCTGCGGGAGTGAGGCCAACACCTCGTCATGGATCGGGAGACGAAGATACGGAGTGAACCCAGCCTCGTGCAGGCGCACCAGAGCACGACCCGTTACGTCACGCGACGTGGACTGGATCAGATAGTTAAGTGCGGCATACGCTTTAGTCGGATCGACCGGCAGCCGGCGACCCACCGGGGTCGTCACATACCCATTCCGCAACGCTTCCTTTTGCAGCTTCGAGGAAAGAAGCTGCACCCCCGGATACGCCCGGTCGAAGCCGTCGACCACAGTCTTGGCAGTACGGAGATCCAACCCCGTCTGCTCTGCCACAGTCTTTGCACCACCACCGTAGACCCTGCCGAAGTTCACTGTCTTCGCCCATTTCCGCTCCTTATCGTCCTTGGTGATGTGCGGCCCGAACGCCGCCTGAGCTGTCACCAGATGCAGATCCATGTCATCCTTGAACGCCTGGATCATCGTGGCGTCCTTCGACAAAGCAGCGAGGACACGCAGCTCCTGTGCCTGGTAGTCCACAGACGTGATCAACTGGCCCGGATCTGCGAGGAAGCAACGACGAATCGTTGCATCCCCGGCAGGTAGGGTTTGTGCAGGAATCCCGGTGATCGACATCCGTGCCGTCCGGGCCTGTAGCGGATTGATGCTGGCATGGCAGCGATCGTTTGCGTCCCTCTGATCCAGGAACTTCTGCACCCACGTTTTCCTCCACTTCCCTGCCTTCTTCGCTGTCACAACCGCATCGGCGAACCGCCCAAGCTGGTTGTCCTGCTTGGCGAACTCCGACAACAGGTCATCGTTCACCTGACGCTTACCGGACGGTGTCCGGCCAAGGATCTTCCCGCCAAGAGCCTCAATGACATCCGCTACCCTGTCGGTGGAGTTGACCATGTCGCAGCCGAAGCTGAGGGCCTTCTCCGAGGCGATCGACTCCTGGAGCCGCAACTCCTCACCCAACTCCGTGGTGTACTCCACGTCGAGCAGGAACCCTGTCCGCTCCATATAGGAGCAGATCTCAGCGAGCTGGTGCTCGTACTCGATGAGTGGCCTGGCCGACGCCGGCACCAACGGCCCCAGCACCCGCACCAGGCGTGCCGCCAAGATAGGGTCCATACCCGAATACAGTTGGTAGTGCGGGTTGTTGAGTTCCACCTTCTTCCAGATGGTGTTGGTGGTGACACCCTTCATCCCAGCCGCCAGATCCTTCATCAACGTCTTCACCGAGTCGGCGACCTTGGCGTCGATGTAGTACCGGGTCAACTGCTCCAACGAATGACCAGTCCCACCCTCTTTGTCCCCACGAGGGTCCACGAGGTGGGCCAGGATCTTCGTGTCGGTCACCTTCGGCCACATCGACTCCATCGGCACGTTCAAGCAACGGTCGAAAACCTGAAGGTCATACGAGGCGTTCTGGAGGATGAACCGCTGCACACCCTTCAGGGCTTGCCGTACCACCTCCACAAACGGACCACCGTGCTCGACGGGGATGACCCACGCTTCGGTGGGAGTTCCGAACTGAACCAGCCGACAACGGAACCCATCCGAATAAATGTCGAGTCCAGTCGTTTCAGAGTCGAGTCCCAGGACTCGAAGGTTACCTCGAATGAAGTCGCGGAACCCATCAAGATCCTCCTCAGTTTCCACTACATTGATCGTCACGGGCTGTCCCGCAACCTCATTCAAGTGCTGAATCATTTGTGGTAGTGCCCCCTCACGGTTCTGGAGATGGTCGAACGGTTCACGTCGTAGATGTCCGCGATCTCCTGGGTCGTCAGACCCAGCCGACGCATGTCGCGGATCTCCGCAACCTCACGCTTCGTCAACTTCGGCTGGTTGTTGTGCGAGACAATCGACTTCTCCCGCTTCAGATCCTCCAGCTCGATCTTCAACGCAGCGTTCTGGTCGATGATGGCGTCCAGTTCCTTGAACACAGCCACCAGAGTCGAGTACTCAGTGAGGTAGCCGCCTAGAATGTCGCCCATCACGCACCCGCCGGGTCTACGTGATAGAAGCTGACATGCGACCAGTTGAACTTGATATGCGTGCCAGCATCGGTATCGACAACCAAAGCGTTCTCGGCGAGATCCAGGTTCGCCTCGCCTGCACCCTTGATGATGGTGCCGTCTACAAGTTCGATAGTCAGTTCTCCGTGCATGATTGCCTTTCAGGGTTGGGTGGAAGGGGGAGGGCCGTAGGTGACCCTCCCCCGTTCCGTGTCAAGCTACAGCCAGACGGGCGAAGCGTCGGAGCCGCGGGGCGGCATCCACGCCTTCCAGGTTTTGCCGTTTTTGCCGACACCCGTCTTGTAGGTCCAGTCAGGACCCGGAGCGGCGGGAGTGCCGCCAGGAGCCTCAGCACCCGGACGTGCAGGAGCACCACCGGAGGAGCTGGCAGGCTTGGACGGCCCCAGGCCGGCGAAGTGCTGACCAGCCTTCTGTACCCGCTCCATCACATCAGCCAGCAAGGCTGCCTCGTCGTTCACCTGACGGCTGGCGTCCTCCAGGTCGTCGGCGTGGATGACGATCCACGGGGCGTCGAAACCGGACCCACCCTTGAGGGTGATGGTGATCTTGCTTTCGGACAAGGTGTTCTCCTTCTTGGCGGGTTTGGCCGCAACCTTCTTGGCTGGGGCCTTCTTCGGAGCCTCAACAGGCGGCTCCTCGAATGGGGATTCATCGACCGGCTCAGGCGCAGCCTGGGCCTCATCGAACTCGGGTGCTGCTGCAAACGGATCAGCGACAGTCACTGTTTTCCTTTCATTTGATGGGGCAAGCCCCGTTGGCGCAGTTCTCATCGACACCGTCAGCTACCGCCTTGACGAGTGCAGATTCGTACTGCTGTTTGGTGATTCGTTCATACGGGGCCTGCGGGAACGACGCTTCGGGGAAGATCGTCGCCCCCTTGAGCAGCCCACCGAACACGGTGATCTGCCCGGCGACATCAGCCGCCGAATACGCTTCAGGATCGACATTCGCCGTGAACGACACGGCGTTGTCAGCCCACAACGTCTGATACATCGCCTGGAACGCCAGCATCTCGTTCAGGGTCAAGTCCGCAGCAGACTCAACGAGATCCTCCGCGTCCGGGCCGTAGCGGTCCACCACATCCTGGACGAGTGTGTCCTTGGTGGGGATCGACACGACAGCGGTGTTGTGGGCGAACAGATCATCCTCGACGCCGTAACCCTCAGCGATCATCTTCTCCAGCGACTCAGCATCGCTGAGCCGGTTGAACCGGATGCGTCGGATGAAGTGCTTG